TTGCTGGCTCGACCGGGAGGGACATAGTTTCGCTTGCGCCGAGAGCATATCCTCCATCTGCACGCCGATGTAGGCTTTGAACGTCATATCGACCGATTCGTGCCCCATCAATCGCGCTATCGTCTCGATCGGAGTGCCTGCCCTCCAATGCCTGTTGCCGAAGGTCCTTCTCAGGTCGTGCGGCGCGAATCGGACGCCCGATGCCTCGGATATCTGCTTGAGCTTCCGATACATCTGCAACTTGTGGTAGGGGAACAAACGGGTCGCACCCTCTCGCCCCTCTAGATGCTTCGCAAGCGGCGCTATCGTGTAGGAGTTGAGCGCAAGCGGTCTTACCTTGCCGCCACCCCGTCCCTTGCTCAGGATCATCGAGAGCTGACAGTTGAGCATTTCCTTGGCATTCTGCACCGTCATCCGCTCCATATCTATCAGGCGGCAGCCGTTGTCCACGGCGAGCGAATAGAGCAGCTCGTGATCGTTCGACAACCTTCTCGATACCAGTCTTAGTGTCTCCACCGTTGGCTCGGACAGGAATACGCCATCCACCTTGGCCTGCGCCTTCGCCGAGATGGTCCAACGCATCGCGTCCCGGTTGCCCGACCAACGAAGGAACGTCCTTATCACGGAGCAGTATATCGCCCTGGTGTTGCTCGACCGCTTCATCGTGGCCTCCAGGCGGTGCATCTCTGCCAGACTCACCTTGGACGGGTTCGGCCACTCCAATAGTCCCCCGGCCAGGTCCAGCGCCTGCGTGTAATGCGCCCTCGTCATCGCGCTGATGTGTGCCTTCTCTTTCAAGTATTCCCTCATCTGCCTGTGCCAAGCGTCCCTGCGCTTGTATGGCATTGGACATCATATCTCCCAACGGCATATTAGATTTGTCTTGAACTTGCATCCCATCCCTTCTATTTCGATGGACTCAACCGCCATGTTTCCAAGATCTCTCCAGCCATTGGACCGTCTTTCAATCGTGTCTTTCTCCGTTGGAATCCAGCGGCGCGCACGATGTGTTGCATGCGGCCCAGTGGTGTTGGCACTATGACGGTCTTGCCTTCTTTGAGGCATGACTGGACGAGTTCCTTAAAGTGTCCTTTGCCCGGAAATCTGGATTCAATGAAACTAATCCAAATTTCGTGGTCTTTCTCCCAGAGCCAGCCGGTAAACCGTTCACTGACGAATCCTAGTTCCTTCCCTCTCGGAGAATTGAGTTCAATCATTTTGTCAATCAATCTCTCACCACTTTCCCTTCTTTCTTGGGAATGTCGGGGGCGTGAGATTCCGAGCGAAGTTCACAGGGGCCGTGGCCCGCTCCGCTCCTAAACCCTCTCCTAGAACCGTCCCAAGCCGACATTATAAATCGGCGACTCGGCCGCAGCGCCCGAGGGCGAAAGGTGCGAATCACCGGTGCGTATCCTTTGGGCGGTTCTCCGCCTGTCCCGTTCTCTTTGATACTAAATGATGACTGGTTCCGTGGCGAAGGGAAGTTATATTGGGGCACTTCTTCCTCCCTATTCTTCGGTCTGGGTTCCATACTCCGGCTAGCTGAGGTCTGGTTAGTCCCGGCGATACACCCTGTTTTTTGTCTCGTTGCCCCCACACCGGCACAAGGTCCGCTATCGCATCTGGGCCCTTCTATTTCGGGAGACACCTCGAACGGGTATAGCCCATGAACCGTCGCGATCACGCCAGTCATCATTCTCACTTTGGTTCCATCTCCTTGATGCTCGGTTGGCACTTGCTGTCGATGTTCAGGAAGATGCCGCAATCATAACACGCGCAAAACTTCCGCTTCTTGCCATCCTTTTCTGAGATGTGGTGGATATCCACCGAGCCGCAGTTGGGGCAGCAGACCCATCCGGGCTTGTTGCGATCAAACGCATCAATCTTCTTACCCTCAAAGTCGGTCATCTCCTGATCTGGCCCTTCCTTCTTCTTTTCGAGCGGCACGGGCGGCTCACATGGCGGCTGGATGATCGGCTTCTTTTCCTCCATCTTCCCCAGCTTGTCCGCAGGCACGAATCCCTCTGGACTTGATGGATCGCTCGCCCTCGGGTTGATCTGTTCCTTGCACGCCTCGATATAGATAGTGGAGGTGGCGTCCTGCCTCACGGCCTCGTCCTTTATGCATTCAAACTCAACATACAAGTCGCGCCAGAATTGACAGTTCTTGATTTTCCATTCGTCTGGGTTCATCCCGCACGCCCCTTCTCAATTGGATAATGCCGCACCGATCGCGAGGACCGCAGCATCATAATCTCCGGTGTTTATCTCGGCGTCCTTGACCGCTCGGAGATTGTGCTTGATGTAATGCGACACCTCGCGGGCATCAGGTTTCTCAAGCAACTTCTCCAACTTCGCGGTGTTCGTCCGAAGTTTGAACTTGTCCGTCCCGATGTAATGGGGCGGTTCCTTCGGGTCGTCATCCCACTCACGCGTCTCGACGTTCTCGCCTTGCAGATTTATCTGCTGTGTTTCGGTGGTCATGTTCTCACTCCATTGATGTTCGGGAACGGACGCCAGGGATTAGGATGGGGGAAGGTCTGAACAAGAGGTGGCGAAACCGTGTGTGAAAAACCTTCGGGCGTCCGCAGATGCTGGGCTGGAGAGTGTGCATCCCTATTCGGTCCCTTCTCTTGCGCTAGCATCTGTAGGGTGATTATCTAGTTATGTATATAATGATTATGCTTGTAATGAAACCGAGCGAGTGGTCGTGCTAGTATTGTAATCACCATTCCGGGTGTTTTGTATGCAACCTATATATACAAGTATATCAGAATGATATGTTGGATGGGCAAGAGGCGAAGGGATGACGGGGGGAACGGAGGCAAAGAGGAAGCCGGACAGAGGGCTTCAACTCAATTTCAGGCAGACGGTCGAGGAACGGACGGCCATGCTGGATGCCATCCAACTATCGGACGGATTATATAGGGGACTTACTGACCTGGCACGCGGGGCGATAAGGCGCGAAATAGAACGCATCAGATACGATGCTTATGCGAGAGAACTCACCCGACAACAACGAGTCACCTATGATGATGGAAAAGAGGGGCGAGCTTGACAAGTAGTTTGCTGACTTCGTTTACTATCGAATCATCCACCGTGCGGTCCGTTTCCAGGATCACACGAAAGAGTCCTGCGGGTCTGTCTAGCGTTTATATACCCCCCCATAGACAAGGAATACCGACCCTCATTATTAAGGTTATTACAGAAGGTGTCCGAAAGTGATTTACCAAGGGACAGAAATGAGATAGGCGAAGCAATGGCAATAAAACTGGTCCGCAAAGAGGCGACCGACAGCCTCAACCCCACCGAACTCTTAGCACTCGGTTCGGCCGGGCTGGTCATATTGGCCGCGCTTCTTCCTTGGGTCGAGGTGCAGTTCTTTGGGACCTACTCCCAGAATGGATTGGAACGGGGATATGGGATACTTACGGCCATCATGGGCCTATTGGCTGGAGGCGAAGTCCTTGCTGAACATGCAAGATTTGGGAGATACGCACCCTCTAGCACGGTGAGCGCGATCGGTGCATTGGTCGCTGGAGTGGCGATCTATGCTGCCATAGAAATCAATGTAGGGCATATCGGTATCGGCGTGTGGATGACCGCGTTCGCAGGGGTTGGTCTGTTTTTCGCTGGCCTTGGGTTCTTGGACCGTGACCATCGTTGACCCGACCCTAATGAGTTCCCCTACCCCATCGGGTTCTTCTCGATATCCAGTGCCAGGTACCGCAGTACGAACGGGATGGCCAGTTCACACGCCCCCTTTGCCATCACGCACTCAACCTGATATATATCGCGGGAAACACTATGCCCGTTCCATTCGTCGGGGTGGGGAACGTCCCGGGCAATGCACCGTAGGACCCAGCATAATAAAGGTGCGTGACCACTGATGTTCCGATTGCCGCGTCTATTCCTATGACATTGAATATGCTCGCAAGTGCTGGAACTCTGAATTGATGAGTTGCGTTGTTGCCGATAGCAGCTAACCAATATAGAACTCCTCCAGTGAGTGATTGACTTATGTTTATATATCTTAGACCAGTTGAGGATGTATCTACTGTTCCTGCGTCCAACAGAAGCGTTCCCGGTTCTCCATTCGTATCAGAATATATCCCCAATCTCAATGCACCACTACCCACCGAAGTCGTGCAATACACCGAGATCATGTCTGCCGTCACCGTCTTTGGACAAACGAATGGTATGGCATACAGTCTGTTATTCACCAGTGCCCCCGAAACCGTCATGTCGGTGGCTGCATGGGGCATCGTGTAATGTCTGGCCCTGGTTGCCCCATATCGTCTGAAATATTCGTAGGGATTAGGATCCACGGTTGAGGGTGGCGGCACAGTATCGCCATCTGATATGGGTGCTTTGACCAATCCCATGTCATAGCAGACACGGAAGTTCTGGACGTATGCCGTCGCCCCACCTCCTGCCTGAATGTGCGCCCAAATCTCAAGGGTGTCTCCTGGCTGCATGAAGAACGCGCAATCCACCGGATATGTGACATATGTTGTGGAGTAAGTATAATGTTCAGTGCCGATGTTCACACCGTTCCAGTATATTTCACCATAGGCTAGATATGACACATTGCTCGTCTTCAGGTCGAACTTGACCCTGAACCGCGCTGGCAGACCAGCCGAGAATGTTATGGTCTTGAGCTTGACATAAGTCGTGGATGCGGTACTCGCCTCAACGTCGAGCGAGTGCTGCACCGTATCACTGACACGGGGGCAGAATGTGTCCTTGCTCAACCAAGTCATAGCGGAGCGCATATCATTCAAGAAGGATTGTGTGCTCGTGTATGGCATCCCGAAGGTCAGTTCATCTATGAATGATGGGTAGTGGAGGATGTGTTTGATGCACGTGTATGGTCCCATGCTCGTCTTGCCGACGGTCGCATCGGTCAATGTGTATTTTTGGTTCAGGACATCATAATGCGTTCCAGAGAACAATGAGTCGTGCATCACCTTCGCCGTGACCACTTCGAGCGGGGCCTTGAAATAAAAGACTATCTGATTGGCAATCAATGTCGCATCAGCGGCGGCGTTGATGTCTGGCCGGTTGATGATCATGTTCCGCACGCCATAGGTGGAGATGGACCCCGCATCGGTTGCGACATACGTTCCAGTGGTGTAGTTCACCGTGACAGTGTTGATGATTTGGTTCTCATCCTTCTGCCACGTCATTGGTTCGATTGCATGCGTCCCGACAGTGAGCGTGATCCCCGTGTCGTAACGCCCGAACTTGTCCCAGACAAATGTGACGTTGTCTCGTCCAGATTGGTAGAATACCCAAGGTGCGTTCGCACCATTCTGTGAAAGAAGGCAAAGCCACCTGAGCAGGTCGTACTTCCTCTCATTGTAACCATAGAACTCAGCGACGGTGTTGCCACACCACCCACCACTGGGATGGGAGAAGGTCATCCCCGTGTCGAGTTCGGATATCTCCATGACAATGTTATCGCATGCCGTTGCAAATTGCGATGTGCTGAACGTCTGCTCCAAGAGTTTCTTGCTCAGGCTCTGAGCCTCGATATCATAGAATCCCCCAACCGGGTCAACCTTAGTGACATAGCCTTGGAACTCATATTCGGTCGTTGCATCGGAGCACGTGTAGTAGACGGTGAGTGTGTGCCGCAGGGCAGGGACATTCAAGGCATCGAGCGCGAGTCGCATGAACTTTCCAGAGAACACGTTGGGCAACCCATCAATGGTCTTGGTGATGTCGAACGAGAGGACGGCGGCCTTGCAGTCGACCCCGTTGATGTTTAGGTTCGTCAGGGTCGTCATCTAGCTCAACTCCTCTCGGTGCACTGCAGGACATAGGAGACGATCATCTGCGTGGCATTGCGCTTATCGACGTTGACCTCCGCTCGGAGAGACGAAACATAGACCCGGTGGCATCTTCCTGCCCCATTGCGTTGTGGGAGGTATGGGAACAGGAGTGAAGGGTTGCTAATGGGCTGTGCGCCGGAGACGAGGGCCTCTAGGCCATATTCGGTCAATGATGCGGCGGCAATGGTATCGACTATATCCCCTTCGATGGTCACCTTCCTGATCGCCCCAGTCGCAGGCGTGACGATGACCCCAGTGGAATCCTGGAGGGGCATGATCATATCGCTCTGCCTCTCCTCCTTCTGGATGGTGTTGCGCTTCACCGAACCAAGGTCGTACTTGGTTGCCGAATAATAGAAATTGTACGTTCCGTTCGTCCCGCCATAGTTGCGGTCCAGCGTGATGTGCGATGAATCGGTGTATGTGGAAACGATGGCCGCAAACTCGGTGAAGTCCTTGAACTGGATGACCGCACCCACCATGCCCGCATTGAACTTCGCGGATGACGTTATCGCCGCGCTGCCGTTTGTCACCGTCGCCGTGTTGCCAGTGGCGAATGTGTAGGGTGTCGTGATGTACCATGAATCAACAGCCATGTGATTACCTCCTGAAGTTGCTCCTCATCGCGTAGCCATCGATTATGCTAGTCATCTCCCGCCTCAGGTCCTCGACCCCGTAGATGTTCCCCACAGTGATGTTGAAGACCACACCTCCACCGAATCCGCCAGCTCTGGACAGTGGGACGACCGCCTCGGGACCAGATTCGCCGATCATCGCAATATGCGGTGTCGTGAAAATACCCCCGGCCGCATGACCAGGCAAATATCTCATAGGACCACCAGAAACACTAGGCCACCTCGCCCCAGCAAACATGGTTTCTCCAAACCAATCGTGCTCGATGCCAAGTAGATCATTCAACCAATTCCCAAGTTGACTTGCAGCTTCTTGTGGAGGATTTGTGTCCCTTGGATTGGGCAGCATCATCCCTTCTATTAGTGCACGGGCTGCCTCGGAGAGACCGGCAATGATCGCCGCTAGTATGCTAGGAAGCCACGTCTTAATTGCTTCCGTCAACAGTGGTACTACATCATCGATGAGTGCTGGCAGATTATCTGTTATCACTGGTTCAATGGCATCAAAGAAATCTTGTAAGACCGGAGTAATGTTTTTAAAGAGGATTCCCAGGTTACTCATTTGAGTGGACATCACATTCTGCAATAGTCCTAGTCTCTCATTCGGGTTCGCATCCTTCATCGCTGATGCGAAGCCAGCATAGGCTGTTGCACTTGCCATAGTGAATGTCATAAAGGCTGGCATCAGCATCATCGCGAGGGTGTCGCCAATCGGGCGCAGGACATTGTCGAACCCCATTTTGAGGACCTTGAGCACCCCCTGGAGCATGGGGCTCGCGTCTTTCAGTGCATCGAACATCTCCGTGACGGTGGATTGCATGCTCTGCCCGATGTCCTTGAGGGCCATGACCCCCGTGAATATCCCCGTCAGGGCCGTCCCCATGCCGCCGCCCATCGCACTCGCTATGGATGTACCGAAACTAGCGAGCATCGAAGCCCCGCCCCCGATATCCCCCCTTATCCCGGCAGCGATGGTCTGCCCGCCCGCACGTATGCCCCCGGGCATGAGTTGCTTGCCAAGTGATACCTTCTGCAGGCCATCCGCCTTGCGCTTGATGTTATCGAGGACCCTGCTCACCTGGTCGTCGGCCTTGACCCGAACGACTATGTCAGCCATGTTTCGTCGCCTCCTTTGCGCGTTTCTTGATACGAGAAATGACACAATCAAAGACCACGACGCAGGCCAACGCGGCGATGAAGATGACACCCTCTTCGGTCATTTCGTCGCCTCCTGAGCCTTCCAATCAAGTGCCGCCAGAAGGAAACCAGTCTCTGCCTGCGTAGCCTCCGCTATCTCATGCGGGAGTTTGTTGAGGCTGAGGCAGAGGACGGCCATCGCCTTCCCCTCATCCGTCAGCTCGATCCACTTTCGGGCTTCTTGGCCCGAAAACCCGCCTCATCGATGAGCCGTTCCAGGAGACGGCCGAAGGTCTTTGAGTCCATCGCGGTCAGGTCTTCTTCGGTTATCTCGGGGTGCGCCTTGCTGATCATCATGTGTGTGGCCTTGAGCCCGAGCATGTCTACCGGTAGTTCCTGCCGTTCTATGACCATCATCTCCGCCGCCGTGAGGAGCTTGTATTCGACAAGTCCCAGTACGGGGTCATCGAAGGACCGCAGTTCGTCCGCCTTGGCCGCAAGTGCCTTGGGGTTGAATCTGATGACTATCTCACCCATGTCAACCGCCTCAGGCCGTGCTCCTCGCCAATGCGCCAGTGCCCTGGAATGACACGCGGGTCTTCGCCAGGTCGCCCTTCGCTCCTGCCAGGATTGGGTAGCTAGTCAGGATGCAGTTCCCGTTGTATCCGGGGTTGGTCGTGCTCCTGTTGCCGGTCGCCGGTCTGACCTCTATTGCAAAGGCCGCCGCGCCGATAAGGCCGGTCAGGGTCGCATCTACCTTGGCGGATGCGAAGTCCTGTTGGAAATCCACGTCGACCTTCCAAGATGTCAGTCCCGCTATGAAGCTCTTTGCCGCCGTCGTGCCCATTGCAGTTGTTTCCACGGCATCGGCCTCATAGGTCAATGTCACTTCCGTCACGTGGTCCGATAGGTCCACGGTGTTGACGAGACAATACTCGCCACTTACTACATATGTTGCCATTCTTTCACCTACTTACTTTATCCCAACCCCGCAAATGAACGTGAACGAGGGGCTGGTCCCGCTGATCGTCCAACTCAGCCTCCAATATGTATCGGTTATCGGTCCATTGGCCGACTTCCACTCACTACCAATGGCCGTGAACGCCGTGTGCGTGATCTGCGCCACTGGACTTGACATTCCACCATTATCATCCGACTGGACTGCCACGGTCAATGTCGGCGTCCCCGTCCCCGATATGGCCATGATGTGGAGGAACGAGTATACCTTTTGCGCCGCCGTGACTGCCCCGAGGGTGTATGCCGTCCCATTGCCTGTTGCGGTCTTGACGACCTGTCCCTCCATCGAGTTCACCTTGACCAGAACCGAACCGGACGACTTCGCCTTGATCGCGAACACTGCGATGTCCCCTATCTTGTTCTTCAGGTCGAGACTCGTCAGCAGGGAACGGAATGCATAGCCAGGAGCATTCGCCGCCGCACCATTCGGATATACCGACAGGGGTTTGTCCGCTACCGCCAAGTTTGCCCACAGGGTCGGTTCCGAATCGGTCAGGGCCGCATAGGACGTATAAACGTCCGCGTCGAAGTCCAGATCCTGCAACCCCGACATGAACGTCCTGGCGGCCACGACACTTATCGGCGTGGTTTCGAGCGCAGGGACCTTCGCCTCCAGTCCGACCTTGCTGATGTCACCCGAGCGGTCGTACTCGCCGATATAGAGTTTCTGCCCGCATATGACGTAGATCGCCATGTCAACCGCCCCTGAATGTCAATATCAAGGCGAAGTTCGATGCTATGGTCATCACAACGATGCCGACCGCCCACAGGATGAGTTCCCGCCTGCTGACGTTCTTATCCTTCCGCTCCTTCTCGACCCGCTCCTGTTCGGCGATGCGCTGCTCGTGGTCGGCGCACAGCGGCGAGGGGGACTTTATCTGGTCGACCTTTGTCTCAATCGCGTCGACCTTGGTCTCGATGTTCGCGAGCCTGGTCGCCACCTCGACTATGACCATATCGGGCGTCATCCCCTGGAACTTCTCGCCGAATCCCGTGTGATCACCTCACCGGGTCAACGGTTGTGCCAGGGAACTTGCGCGGAGGTAGATGTTCACGAATCCGGCTGCCGTTCCGATGATGGCCGCTACCATCACTGGTGTTATCCCGGCGAAGTATAGTCCCATCGTTACAAGTGCAAAGGCATTCGTCCAGAACATCTTTGACTTATACCAGGGCTTACCCTCAGCCGCGATCTCGACGCCGTTGGCTATCAGTTCATCGGCCATTTCTTCCAACTTCGCACTCATTGCCTCGTATTGTTCCTTCTTGGCGTCTATTTCCGCCTGCGTTAGTTCTGCCATTCTTTCACCCATCCACTCATCTCACGTTCGAAAATCCTCCTTGAAGAATCACGTCGATGACGTAACGGTAGAATCTGGTGTATGACGCCATCTTCTTCCCGGAGGAGATTTGCATGTAATCGTAAGCGCTCCCGGTCGCGGCAGCGTATGTCTTGAGGATGCGGTATATCTCATCGCGCATCAACATGACATCGGCTCGGCCCTGCGACCAGAAATCTATGCTCACCCTGGCTTCGGTCTCGGAAAGCATGTCATCCGTCGTGCTGTCGACGGCATATATCTTCAGGCCGCGCTTCCCGTCGACCTCCTTCATGTCGTTGGTGTAATAGAGCGGGGGCTTCGTCACGGTGCCTCTGTTCCAGTAGGTATTCAGGAGGTTGTAAACAACGAGTTCCTCATCGACGGCCATCTCAGATCACCAACGCCCCCCTGAACTCCTTGCGATGTTCAAGAATTTTCTCAACGTCGTCGCGCCACTTCTGCATGATGCTCGCCTTCGGCGACGCGAAGTCCTGCCCGTCCGGCAAGCCCAGGCGGTAGAAGTCACTCTCTAGATATTGGAGTCCTGCCAACATCTCCGCCGCTCGCTTGATGTCACCCGGCACTACCGTCTCGCCATAACGGTAGGTTACCCTGACCGTGTCCCTGCCTAAGAGCGGTCTCTGTGACACCAAGTAGATGATTCCATCTGTATAGCCGACCCAGTAGTCCTTATCTCGGGCCTCAGTGAATCCATTGGAGGACAAGACGAGGTCCTTCCACGCCGAGCCGTTCCACAATTCTATCTTGTCTGTTCCAGATGTGAAGGCAATGACCGAGCGGTTCTGCAGGGTGACCGCGTACTCCAGATGCCCGAACCCATCCCAACGCATGTGATGGTCATGCATCTCGTTGGTGACGGTGGTGGACCTCCATGCGTGGTGTGTCTGTTCATCGATGTAGTCCTCTGCCTCATTGATCCATGCCTCGACCTCACTCCTTGCCGGTTCACTGGTCTCACTTAATTGGAGGCGTATGCTATTCTTGTCTATGAGCCTCAACATGGCCACCACCCGTTCTGGGGTCGTGTAGGTTGTTGTCATCATACCACGCTCGAATGTATGATCGCCCGTCCACTGGTCACCGTGAACTCATTGCTGCTCCCGTCCACGATCTTCGCCTCATGATAGTAACATCCAGCAAGCGTGGCCGTGTCTGTATTAGTGATAGTGACTGTGAATATCCCACCCGATGGATTGGTCTTCACGATGCCAGTCCCAACGGCCTTTGATATTAGGGCGGTCGAGGATGTGGGTAGTAGTGTCAATTTCCAGAATATGGTGAAGTTTGTGAGGTTCACTGCAGCCCCATTCGAATCCGTGACCGTGACCACTATGTCCTTGCTGTCCCCCGCATATAACTCGAAATTCTGATCCTCTGATGTCATGCCTTGCCTCCACCCAATGAAACCGATTCTATCTCGCCCGCTATGCCCGTGATTGTCAGATCGCCCAGCAATGAGGAGGGTTCCGTTTCACCGCCGACCGATGAGAGTCCTTTCTCCCCCAACAATGAAAGACTGTCGCGCCAAATGAATGATGTCTGGAGGCGGGCGTCACTCGCCTTATTGAGGATGGTAGTAACCCGAACCCTCGCCGAACTTACCATACTCAGTTCGATGCCCGTTCGCCTCAGTCGCGCATCAGTATTTTTGGTGTTGGTCCATGTCCTGAGTATCCTTGCATTGGAACTCGTTGTCAATTCAGCGGCGAGTTTCTTTAAGCGAGCGACTGATTGCTTTGAGGTGGTGTTGGTGAGGCGCAACCGAGCGATGCTATCCTTTGTCAATGTCACGCCGAGCTTCTTCAAGCGGGAGTTGGAATAGATGGTGCGGTCATTGCCCAGCTTCTTGAGTCGTGTATCAGAATATTTCGTTTGGGTGATGCCCGCATTCCTCAAGCGGGCGTTGGAATATTTAATGAGTTCGTTGGCCAGCTTCTTGAGTCTGGTGTTGGAATACTTGGTGATCGTCTGTGTCCCGGTGGTGATTTGCAAACGGGCATCGGATGTCTTGGAGAGGGTTACACCCAATTTCTTCAACCGTGCTATGGAATCGATGGTCCTATCGTTCCCCAGTTTCTTGAGGCGGCCATTGGAGTATTTCGTAATGTCGGTCGTCTTCTTGAGTCTGGCATTTGAGAGTTTGCTCATCTCGTTCGCTAGCTTCTTCAGTCGGGCATCGGATGTCTTGTTGACCTCAGCACCCAACTTCTTCAAGCGGGCGACCGATGCCTTGCTGAGTCCGGTGGTTAGACGCAATCTGGCGCTGCTATTGACCGTGAGTTCCACGGCGAGTCTCTTGAGCCGGGCGGTCGAATAGCGGGTGACCTCAGCGCCTAGCTTTTTGAGGCGGGCATTGGAATATTTTGTGACGTCGTATGTGGTCGCGCCACCGAACGCCTCTGCAAACGCTGATGGTGTCGGCTCATTGGCCGTGTCCTTCCTGACCCGCACCCAATCTATCGTGGTCGTGTTAGTGGAAGTTTCCCACCAGGCGATATGAATATCGCCCGACGGCATGTTCGTGGCATAAGTCGTATTAGTGCCAGCAGGAACTTCATAATAGGATGATGTCGAGCGGTATTTTATCTTGAAAATGCCCGTCGCGCGTGTATTTGCCAAGGCAGTGTATGTTTGTGTCGTGCCATCGTTGTTGTATGCTCGGTCATTATAATTATAGAAGAAAACCCCCTTACTGCTAGCTGGAGAACAGAAGCCGGGGTTGTTCCATCCTTGAATGTGGATGTTATTGCTCATGGCGGTGACACGATATTCGAGCGTGTGCCCCTGACCGAAGGCGGCGGTTTTGCTCCCGAACTTATACCAACTTCCACCACCTGGGCCAGTTAGGGTCAATGCACCGCCACTGACGCTAACGCCCACCTCCTCACCGACCGCGTTCAACCATTTATCGTGGTCATAATCGGCCCCTGGGAAATCATCGAAGAGGAGGAAGGTCGCAATGCCATCGCTCGCATCACTGCCGGAGTTCTTCCCATAGTAGATGAAGATGTCGGTCGTCGACGGCGATGCGGGTATGGAGCCGACCTCGACCCACCACGTCCCGTCCGTCCCGTCGCTCTCCTCTCTCCATAAGTCTAGAAGCCCCTGCCCGGTTGAATCCGTGAATCGAACATCGTAGGGCCAATTGAGCGCGTGACCATTCAGGTAGACGGTCGAACCCGAGTTCGTTCCTGATCCCTGCACTATTGAGAGTTTGATGGGGTAGTCCGTCTGTGCGCCGTCGGACGACCCCGCAATGTTGATTCTGGCACGGTAGTTATATCCTGACAGCCACGCGGTCGTGATGAGGTGCGCACCGCTGGCAGTGGTCTTTTCAACGCCGAGTTTCTTTAGGCGGGTCGCACTCGTCGGGCTGAGGACTTGGGTCTTCTTTAGCCGCGAAACAGAATATTGCGTGGTCTCCCGGGTCATGGTTATCCGGGCGAATATGACATCCATCGAGATGGTATAGGAGGTGGAGGAGTTCCCCTTCTTGCCATAGACGCGAACCTTGAAGTTCGTATCGTTGAGCTTGGTCGTGTCCCAGGATGTCGCTGATGTAACATCTAGCCAGAAGGTCGTGCTTTCAGAGGTCGTAGTTAGGTTGGTGGTGGAGATTATGATGGTGTCCGTGGACCAACTCGTCCCACCATCCCATGATACCTGCACCGTGACTGAACAATAGCTGTTATCGGCACTCTCCTTCGCCTGAATGCCGATCTCGACCTTGTTGACTGTACCGCTCTCGCTTATCTGAAAGGTTTTCCAGATGCCCGATACCGAGCTGTTCTTTGCGGGGACGCAGGTCGTGAATGCTTCATCGTCGCTATATCCATAATGGGGTGTCGTCCACGAGTTCGATTCGTTGGCGGTGGGATTATAGATGGTCATACTTCACCCCCGAGCGGTAATCTCTGGACGAGTTCCACCATTCAGGAGGATATTCCACCGCTAGCAGGCCCCCCACGGTCAGGATGAGGTAGGGTAGGTGAATATCGATGTATTTGGTGTCCCCAAGTGAAATATGAATCCCAAGGTTCAGCGGTCCAGCCCATTCGGTGAACTGGACCATCCAATGATTGCCCTTCCAGCAGTGGTATCCATCCTCGTTATGTATCGCCTTCATGTTTCGAACCGACGATGAAGCAACTATCCCGACCGATCTCCTGTCCGAATGAGTTGATGTAGATACGAGTCCGCCTGATGGTCGTAAGTCGGTGTCCCTCGGGTATCCAATAATCAATGTCTGGGTTGCGCGTACCCCATTCTATGATCGCCTGATACGTCACCCAGGGCAACCGATCGCCGTTGATCACCACGCCCTCGTTAGCATTCGCTGATGATAAGAGGAAACGATGTGCCGTCCTTCGCGCACCGTCATTGGGAAACACGTCGTTCCCGTTGGTAGTCGCCCCATCGCGGGCTATCAGTTTCCAACTGAACGACTCGCACACCACCGCCATTGGTGGCCCTCCTACTGTTCGTCGTACTGGATGGTGAACGTCTTCTGATTCACGTCCCCGGCGGGGCTGCTGCCCGTGGTTGCCATCTGTATCTTCCAGTAGTCGGAATAGCCCACTGCGGTCAACGCCCCCGACAGGCTTGCCGCGATGCCCAGATTTGCCGTCGTAGGATCGGCGGTCGGCATGGTCACATTCGTATAGGTCGTTGTCGTAGGCGTAGCGTAGGAAACCTGAGAGTAGCTTGAGGTCTTCAGATTCGTCTGTTCGTCCTCGCCAGTCACATAGTTCCCCGCGCTTTTCCAAATCTGGATGTTGTCGATCTTGTTGGCTGCGCCACTTGTCCAATGTACGCGAATATATTTCTCATACGAGTTCGAGCCGCAGTTGATCGGATAGGTCGCCACCACGATGTTCGGTGCGTCCGTGCTCCCGAAGTTGATGTTCGAGATGTTGTGGGTGACCGTTTCACCCGCTCCGTTGGATTCGCATATTTCCACTGTTGCTACCACTTACTCACCTCCTCTTGTTGATTCGTTCCTTGGAATATGAAACGGAAAGGGTTTGAGGGATGCTGCCAAGCACATCGCGCTCACGCATCCCTGTACGTGATGAGGACGCGGATGCGGGAACCACCAGTGATGATGGATATGTTGGGCTGGCTGCTCGCCGCTATCGTCAGTCCTGCCAGGTATGTGGTGAGATCGGCGGCAAAGGTGTTGTCGTTGGCCTCGAATACCCGCGCTTGCTGTGCCATCTACCTCACGCTCCATACACCCGGACCCGGTGCACTCCCACGTTGCCCGATGCCTCCGTGCCGGTCGCGGTGTGCACCCGGACGGCCACGGTGGCCGAGATGAACATGTCCATGTATCCAGTGGTCCCGGCTGGCAAGGGGATTATGTCCTCTATCTTCACCAGGCCGAACTCCGCCGGTGTGAGCAGTTCTCCGCTGGCGGTGTACGTGCTGATGGTCAAGTCTGCAACAACATATCGGTTGTTGCCCATCCGACTCTGCTTCACTATCGCCGTTGTGTGGGTCATTTACCCCACCTCACTTCTGGCCGGTGATCATGCCTTGTGCCTTGAAGCAGTCGCACCAGACCTGTCCCTGCAGGAGATACGCTCCCCTGCGGGTCAGCGAGCCGGTGAACATGGCGGTGTTGATCACGTCCGGGCCGGTATCGAAGGCCATGAGCGGCGTTATGAGCGCCACGCCCAGGTGGTCCTTGTCGACCAATGCGATACGACTGATCGTGTCAGCGACCATGTTGTAGTCGCCGATGACCGGGATGCTGTTGTATTGCGCGATCATCATGTTGGCCGTCTGCCCTGGCAGTGTCTTGATGCCGTTCACGTCGACCGATGCGCCTTCATAGCCCTTCCAGATAGCTTGGGCCATCATCAGGGCCTGCATCCTGTTCAGCATATCGTAGCCGGTGATGAACACCTTGTTGGCGATCGAACCATTCTTCCACCACGGGATGCATGCGGCGAACAGCGTGTCCACGTTGGCCAGCGCGAACGTCAGGTCGGTCTCAGCGTCGCCGGATACCGTTCCGGTGACCATCTGCGCGTCCGCCCACGATGCGGCTGCGTCCCGGTCTTGCGTCGACCAGGGGTCGAGTTCGTTCGCCGCCGGTTCGGCCGTCAGGTAGGCATAGTTGGCGATGAGCCTCTGCAAACTGTCGAACCCAACGCTGTATGCGCCCGTGCCCGCGATGTTCTTCAGGACGTTGATGTCCGTGTATCCCATGAACTCGTCGCCCATGTAGGCCATCAGTTCCGCGAAGGTCGTGACATCATCCTTCCCTTCAAGGGCCATCTCCAGCGAACCCATGTCGAAGTTCACCCAGTGCAGTCCCGGCTTCACCTGGACCTGCGCCAAGGTCGGCTTCTTGCTGTCGCCCGTCGCCGCACCTTCAGCCAGCGCGATCGTCGCACCGGACTTCGCGGTCACAGCCCTGTACCCACTCTTCTTGTAGGGCATCATCCCCAGCACCGCAAAGGCATTGGCGGAGTTGATGACCTGCGCCATGATCTGCGCGCTGTAGAAGGGGTTGTATGCTCCAACGGTGGCCACCAATACGGGCGCATCCACCTTCGCCACTTCCAGCCCGCCCATCCCATAGTAGTAGTCGAACATCGCCTGGATGGGCATGTTCTGGAACGATTTGCATATCTCCAGGGCTCTCGGTCCCACGACCGAACTTCCACCTGCCTGGACCAGGTCTTTCCCCGATTCTGGGGCAGTCTTCACTTCTGTCATTTCCTTTACCTCGTTCTTTGTCTTGACAATTTCAATGTGTCCTCATAGCTCAGGGACATCAGTTCTTTAGAACCGAACCCCGCGCCACGCACTCGTTCCTCCAAGGATTTCTCCACGACCTCGTCGGGCACCGGCCTCGGGGTGACGATACCATTCGCCACCGCTGCCTGCGCCTGCTCCTTGCGCACGATCTCGTCCGCCTTGATCTCCGCCGCCTTCGCGACGGCATCCTTCAGGTCCGCGTCCGTCTTCTGCACCGGGGCCTCCGGCTTCTGCTCGGGCGGTTGTTCCACGGGGTTCGGTTCGGGCGGATTCGGCTTCGGCGCTTCGGGCGCGGCGAACTTCGTCGAGAGTTCGTCCACCTTGTGCGCCATGTCCGAGACCAGGGCGAACAGTTGGTTCACCTTGTCCTCCAGCGTGGCCTTGGGTTGCGGCCCTCCGCCATCGCTCACCGGCTCGGCCGCCTGCTCATCCGTGGCCTTTTCTAGGTCCGCCTCTGGGAAAATATCGGCAATCTTCATGAGCGCCTCGGTCATGATCGTGTCGATCATCGCCTCGGTCGAGGCGTCCTTTCTGATGCGCGTATACACCGTATCCTTCCACTTAGAGTGAGTCTCATCTTTCCAGTGGCTTTTGCCCCGCTTCCGATAAAGTTTGTTCACATCCTCTTCCTTGGGTGATTTCGCCCCGTCCTTCTTGATGTCCTTCGTCTTGTCACATTTCTCTTGATCCTGTTCCGTCATGTGCTCCTCCTCGCCCTGCTTCGCCATCGCCGCCTTTGCCAGTGGCGCGAGATGTTCCTTCGCCACCGCCTCGGGCACGCCTGAGTCAAGCAGGACTTGGTATATCCCCGCGCATCTGGGGCACTTACTTACCATCTCATCTGCGCCTTGAGAAAAGAATGAAGTTGGATCCGATTTCGCCACGGCGTTGAACTCCGTGACCTTGGCCTGGGGGCACGCGCCCTTCGGCACGCCCGATATCTCCGTAACCAGGCGCATCTTGAGCACGTTGAAACAGCGATGCTCATCGCACCTGATTGTCGAACCGACCGCATCCCTGAACCCGCCGATGCTGAACTCGGACAGCTCGCCTTTCTTGAGCGCGTCCCAGCAACGGTCGTAGAACTCGTCGCCCTTGAAGACGACGCCGTAACAGTAATTGCCCATGACCCCGGGCGAGTATTCCCTCAACTCGTGGTCCACGACCGAGGCATAGGAATGGTTCGAGTGCTGGGCCTGCATCTGCCCCCCGCGCTCGATGAACTTGGCTATCTCGTCAAACAGCACCTTCTGGTCGGTCAGTTCATGTTGCTTATCCACTAGCCCCACGTTCGCCCAGAACTCGAAGGAACGGCAATCGGCGCTCTTGCGCACGGCTGCCCACGCCACCTTGAAGGCGGTCTTCTCGTCCTTGTATTCCTGCAGGGCGGCATTGAACGCCTCCCTGAATTGGTCCTGGTCCTTATCCGATAGCGAACTCCTCACCGCGGCCGGGAGTTCCGCGTTTGAACTGTATGGCATTACTTGATCCTCCTGATTTTTGTGTGTGAGGCTAGAAAACCCGTGTCCTCATGCCCGGTCTCTGAAAGTATCTCCCCCGCCCTGGCCACCACCGCGTCGCAGATGGCGCGGTAGCCGTCCGCGTTGTTCGCCAGGATGCTCGCCGCCTTTTGCCGTATCTCGTCGACGGCGGGGCGGACGAAGGGATGCGCATCGGTGCCATGCTTCCTGATGTTCCACATGATGGCGTTGGCGACCTCCTCGGCCTTCTTACCACTGAGTCCCAACTTGCGTTGCACCCACGCCAGGATGTTGGCTTGGCCTTCCTCGGATATGCCATGCGGGCCAGTCCCCCACTCCACCCACTCAGCATAGGGCATCTCCCAACGGACCTCCCACTCCTGATCGAGGCGGGCCTTCAATTCGTCCAGTGTATCCTCAGCCAACGACCCTCACCACCCTGTGCCTTTCATTCGGATGCAATACCCAATCGCGCGGTTTCATGCCGTGCGACTTCGCCACCGTGTGCAGGTATTCCTTGAGGTCTTGCAGCCTCATGCCTTTCTTCGAGCCTATGACGGCCTCGCGGCATGCGTCGGTCGTCCTCTTGTCGTCCGGACCCTGCCATTTGTAAATTGCATCAGGCGGGTTGTTCTCCTGGAAATCGAGTTCTCTCGCCGTGCCTGCTATCACCATCGATTCGGTCCTTGCGATCACTTCGGCGTTGGCGTCGGGAAGTTGCGGGTAGGTGCGTTGCAGGGCGGCCCTGACCTCTTGGACCGTCCACTTCGCCTTGGACATGATGTCGATTATCTTGCCATACGCCCCCTCCGCCTCCTGGGGCGAGAGGTTCTGGAAGCTGCTCATGCGTTGCGTGAGGCCGAGCGCTTCGAGCAGTCTCTGGCGTTTCGTCCTGTCCTTGAAGAACGCCTTTGATACCAATGAGTCACAGTATTCCTCGTCGGTCATCTCGCCCTCGGAGATGTCTTCGATGCCTGCGGTCATGGCCTTGGTGACCTGGGGCGTTGATCCGATTATGTCCTTGGCGCGCTGCTCGAATGAGATGGGCTGGGAGGTCGGAGCGCCGTTCATTGGTGCGGATGGACCTTGAGAATCTGAGGCGCGCAATGCGGTGATTTCCTCATTCGTCAAAGGTTCTTGACCCAGCCTTTCCCTGATTTCATTGGCCGTCCCTGTATGCGTCTCGAACAACGCCCTCGCCTGGCTCGCCTCAAGGTAGCCCATACGTGGGGTTGCGCCCCCGACGGTTGCCGTTGCCGTCGCCTTGACCTCGCCGCTCGCGAACCTCCAATTCCCGTCGATGTATTCGGTCCCTATGCCCATGTCCGCGAGCGTCTTCGCGTACTCGGCCTCCTTCTGCTTCATCGCCAGCTCGGCCGCTTTATCCTCGTCGTCGTCCGGCGTGATGATGAGGTCGTGGTCCTCGATGCCGAAGGCCCTTACAAGCGGCCGGAGCATCTTGCCGTTGACGAATCCGCGCATGCGCTCGATGGTGTTGCGCGTTACTCTGATGAGGTTCAAATCGTTCTTCAGCCCGCCACTGTTGGAGGTGTCGTTCTGATAGATGATGGAGACGCCGAACAACGAGCCATGACGTTGCCGTATCTCCTCTTTCATCGGCAGCACGTAGGCGTTCAGGTCCTGCATGAGGTTGACATAGGTGATCGGCGACCCGGACCCGGCCGCGTCGCAGGCGATGATGGGGACGTAACTAGGGTCCTCCTTCATCTTCGCCTGTATCTTCTGCCACTCCGCATAGAGCGATGCGGGGTTGCTCGATTTGACCCCGATCATGCCCGGCGGGCGGCCCTTCTCGAAGTTCTTGCGGACGCGCTTCTCGATGTAGTGGTAGGCGAACATGTCGTCCGCCATCTTCAGGATGAGGGGGTAGCCGGTGATGAGGAAGGGATGATAGAGCGAGCCGGTGATGACCTCGCCCTCGACATATGAACGGGCTGCACCAGTGGCGACCGAACGATACTGGATGTCGTAGAGCTTCATGCCGCAGGTCTTGCACTTGTCGCCCGCCTGCGATTCGTCGCGGTGGCGGAGGCATACCCTCGTGCCGTTCCCGAAGCGGCCGCTGTTGCGGTCGTAGATCGGTTCGACGTATCGTGGGTCCAGGGCGAGGAGTTCCTGCGGATAGACCCGGTCCACCTCCCCGGTCGGCTTGGTGACGTAGGCGTTGATGAGCAGCCACACCGGCTTGTCGAAGACGACGGTGTTGCGGACCGCCAGGTTCAGCACGTCCATCAATGACTGCCCGTTGTCATTGGCCTTGTCGATGAACGATGTGCCGTCGAGGCGGGAGAACAGGCGGAGCTCGCTCTTGTTCGGCTCACGTAGTTGGTCCGAGCCGCAGTTGGGGCACTTGTCGATCTCCTCCTGCGATTCGAAGTCGCATAACTTGCACTTGGATGCGAATCTCGGCTTCCACTCCACGCCGTTGCGCAGCGTCTCCTGCACGATCGTCTGCACCGTGTCGGCGAAGATGCTCACTTCCTGCTCAAAGAAGGCCGCGAGGTACATGGCTGGACGCGCGACCGTGGTGTTGAATGATTCGATGGGGTCCAGTCCCGGCCTCTGATTGTAGAGATCCCGGAACAAAGGGTCCCCGGCCATCGGCCCGAAGTCCTCGTGCGCCGCCTTGCGCAGGACCTGCCCCTCGAACTCCATCAGGTTCATTGGCGCTTCCCCCTGGCCGCCCACATGTCGGGGATCTGGCGCAGTTCGTTCCTTGGGTCGACCCAGTATGTCATGCAGTCCTGGCAGAGCTGGAAGCCATACTTGTACGCGAAGTCGAATGCGTTCTCTGGAAAGTCCACGACCTCTTCCCGTCCGCATCTCTCGCAGACGATCCTCACCGAGCGTTCAGTATCGAAGGACCCCATGTTCACCGCCTCAGACGCAACGATTGGAAGAAGGTGGGTTTGCGGCAGACGTTGCATGCGTCCGGTGGTAGCCCCATATACCTCGTGCCGCACTTCGGGCAGATGTAGGGGGAGTTGGGGCGGAGGACCAGGCCGAGCTTGTCCAGCGCCAGCTTCTGGATGGGCATGTTCTGAGGAAGGTCGGTCCAGTCGAACTTGCCTAGCTCTCGCCCCTTGGGGTTCGGGACCTGTGCGGTGACCTTGCTGAGCCGCCTCGCCTCCGAGTCGATCTCCCTGAGTGCGTCCTTGCGGAACTTGTTGAGGATTGCCTCATAGTTGGGGATGCGCTTCTGTACGTTCTTGCCGTGCTTGAACTGATAGACGTGCCCTATGCCTTCGGTCAATCCCGCAGCCTCCGCTCCTTACGCTTCTCGTTGCATTCCGGGCACTCGTCCAGAAAGTCGTTCTTCCATGCGGTGTGGATCTCGTAGGACTTGCCGCACGCGATACAACGATTGAAAACGAACCTTTGAGGCTGGAACTCGGCACATTCGAACCGATAGCCCGAAGGACTGATGCAACCGCTCTTGAGCGTGCATTCGTCGCAGAGGTTTCTCCGGCTGATGTGAACGAATTCCTCACCGACCATCCCGAAAGGCATCAACCCGCCTCCTGGATCGGCGCGTCGCAGAAGCTGCAGGACTTCCAGCCTAGAAGCATTATGAAGTTGCCAAAACTATCGCTCTCCGATTCTTCGACGGGGATATATCCGTCTTGACAATAGGGGCAAGGTTCTGGCATTAAACCTGAGTGAGGGGGTGCGCCGCACCCTCGGTTGAGGATGCGGAACGCGCTACCTTGTAAGTGTCCCTCACTAGATATATAGGTAAGGTTTACAACTAGAGGTTCACTACTCATTCGCGCACTGCAGGCATCCCTGATACGTCACATCAATGATCGGGCCGGATACGCCGGTTTTCGATGGATAGACCACGAACCAATACCCATGTCGCCGAGCAACGCCCCAAAGTAGGGATTGTGTCTTATTCTCAAGGGCGTCCTCAACAATATGCCACAACGTCATCAGAGGAATACCCGTGGCATCTTCCAACCCCGGGAACGATTGATACTCCCCCCGATGCTTCGAACAATAAGAGAGCAGGACTAGGCAGTCATCCACCATCTTGTAGTGCGCTTTCACATTCCCATCCGTCTGATATCAGAGATCGAAGTCGATACCCCCGACCATCTCGAAGTTGAGACCCTTACTGAGCATCGAGAACGCACCGCTTAACGCATCTACCTGGTCGTCGTGCGCCCCATTTGGGAACAATAGCAACTCATCTAAGAAGGCTTGAACCCACGCGGCCCGCATCAACTTGACATTACCGGCCTGTGCGGCGGCACTGACAGGTCCTGCCCTCATCACCTTATTGCCCGTTACCCTATCGGCACGGAAGTCCATCCCCTTCAACACCTCGCGCGCATAGTGATCGATCGTATTGACGCCAGATGAGCCGGGTTCTTGCTCCATATATATCTTGGTCGACGGACCATCCATCTCGGCGCATTGTCTGACCAGTCGTTCTATTTCCCCCGGTGTTGCTCGCGTGCGCGCTATGTCGATGACGTAGAACACGCCTTGAATCTCCGCCAACAATGCGCCGACCGAGTAATCGCCTTCGGGCGTGGCTGCCAAGTCCCAATACCTGACCTTCCTTGCGTTGCGCGGATAATCGTCAACTATCTCGAACCACTCGCGCTTGAAGAACCCGCTTCCCGCTATGTCAACGAATTGCCCCATCAGTTCTTGCTGATAGAACGCGCCACCATATTGCTTTTCCAAGGTCGAGACGTAGTCGGGCGGGAGATTGGCCGCGTTCTCTGCGGTCGAGGAGAATACGACGAAATGGTCCGGGGTCGCGTTCACAATGAACTCGTCATAGAGCCAGGTCATGCCCTTGGGAGTTGTTGTAACGATCGCCCTGCACGGCATATTCTTTTGAGAAAGCCTGCCTATCCCGCGCTTCCACGCCTCGTCGGTTCGGGCCTTTGCTAGTTCGTCCGCCCACAACCAACCCGCTTCCATGCCTCGAATTGAATCGGGGTCGTCTGCGCTGCGGTAAAGGATCTCCGAGCCATTGGATAGTTTCCACTTGTGCTTCTGCTCGTTCTTGTCGATTATGAGGTGTTCGGGGATTATCAGGTCTAGCGTCAGCAGCGTGCTCTCCATCAGGATAGGATAGGTGGGGCTGATGACTAGGACCCTTAGGCCGGGATGATTCACCAATGCCAGGAACGTCTCCCACGCGCCTGCGAACGTCTTGCCCGATCGTATGCCGCCTATGAAAGCACGATACTTCGCTTGCGATTCTTGGAATATTACCTGTTTAGGATTGGGGGTGTAGATGATGTTCATACTTTGCCTGCGATATTAGACGTTTGTCTAGTTTTCAGAGAACTACCCTCGGGAGAGTCATCAGAATTGCATACATTCATTAGACAAATGAGCGGTTTTTGTGTTCATGATACGCGTTCCCTGCACTTCGGGCATTCTTTAACAATCGTAATTTCTACGGGTTCGGGATTGGGGTTCGCGACCATCTCGTAAGCCCCGGTCACCCTGAGCCACTCCTTGAGCAGTTCCCTGCATGCCTGGGACCACAGCATAGCGGCCTTCTCGTCGGATGGGTCGTTGGTCGCCTCATACCGGCCGATCGCGTCATCATAGCGCGTGGTGGCCTCTTCCGTCTGCTTCGACAGCTCGCCAAAGGCATTCTCCCGGCTGATCTTGCGGCTGGCATTTTGACGGAGCGTCCTAGTTTCATCAGATGTTGCAAGCAACTTCCTCCACGCATAATAGGCATGCTTGGATACCCCCAATTCACTGAGTATGACTTTGGTAGACTTTCCGTCCGTGAGCATCTTCAGGGCCTTATCCTGCAGGTCCCGCCTGATGATGGGGTTCACCTGGGGCATTCTAACTCACCCGAAACACGGCCTCGGGATTCGCTATCGCCCAACCCAAAATGATACTTAGAGCGTGTCCTGCATTACCTCGCGTAGCCTTCCAATAATCCTCGTCCCGCTCAATGCCAAGAACCCTAACCGCGTGTTCAAGGACGTCGATCACATCCCGCGCAACCTTACCGTCTAATGCCTCTTTCAGTGTCCTCTCGCCAAGAAGTCCGTTGTAAACCCGGCCATAGTTGTAGGTCACGTTTAGTTCCGCAAGTGAGATTCCTCCCACGCAGTGTGTTCCGCCCTCTTGATGGCGTCCGACTTCGACGGGATCGCCGTTCTCATTCTCAAGATACACCCAATAACTCATCTCATCTCCCCCTCCTTCGTTCCTCCCATTCCGCCCAGATGTCCCATGCGACCCGATAATCAGCCAGATTGAAATACGCACCCCATTCGGAGTCGTCTATCGTTCGCACGGTGTAGGTATAGTTGCAATGGTCTATGAGTGCGCTTGTCGTGTAGTGTGGCATGTGGTAGGATGTGCCGTCGATGTTCTGTGGCACGATCTTGTCAAGTTCGGGGAAACGGCGCGGCATTGTACGTTTTTGTGAGATTCTCGAGACCTGAGTCTTAGCAATACTCGCCTTCGCCTGTCTGGACCCCATGCAAAGACAGCTATCGTTTAACTTTATGTCAAACTTCCCACATAACGGACACTTCGGCGGCGCGAGTTCTAGAGATTCAAATCTGACTGGCGTAGTCCCATCAGATTCGACTAAGTTGAGGGCATCGAAATCCCCGCGCTTCAATCTAATTACCCGCTCCTCTTGGTCGTCGGTCATTTGCTCACCTTCAACTGAACTTCCAGTTCCTTGATGCGGCCTTCTCGGGCCTCCAACACAGCCAATCTATCAATCATTCCCCTTCGTTCTTCTTCCAGTTCCTCGATGCGAGCCTTCTGCCTGTCTGTCTCTTCAAGAAGTGCTGAATACCGCGCTGCCATTACTTCCAGTTCCTTGACGCGGTCCCTGAGTTCGTTGTTGTCTCTAACTTTTTGGTGCATCACTTCATCCAAGTCATCATATTCCTCGTCCGTGTGCTTGGGGACGGGTTCGAGCTTCCCGAACTCATTACCATAGAGATACCAAACCCATTCTGGCATCGGACCATTATCATCTGCCCATTTCCCAAATTCCTCTACCATAGTCTCCGTTATTCGCAGCATCCGTTCCTCTTGTTCTTCGGGCATGTTAGTTCACCTTCCTGAACTCATGGAACCAAATTCTCTTGTGGGGCTCCCAGCCGTTGCGGGGATGAAGTTCCTTCCAACATCCGATGAAGGCCGCTGGAGAATCGAAACCTTCTTCCGTGAAACGAACCTCGGCGACGGTGCTGAGATATTGAGGAGTGACGTCGGTCAGTTCAAATAGACACGCAGAAATGAGAAATATGTCACCGACTTTTCCATAACATTTATTGCGACTGGTAGAAGTCTTCCTCCCCTCAAGAGCGGCTTTAGCCATATCATCTCTGAACGGTATGTCGACTTGGGTCATTTACGAACCACCTTCTCCCGCCCCTTCATAAAGCTGACTTTCGCTTTCTCTAACCAAGCACAGGGGTTAAGCAATTCTTGACAATCATAACACCGCTCTTCCTGAAAACACAACGGCTTAAATAATTCCAGTTCCTTGATGCGGACTTTCAAAACAGCAACTTCCTTATCAAGTTCTGAAACCCAATGGTCGCGTTCGTTTATCATCGTATTCAAAATCCTATCATTATAATCATATTCATCGTCCGTATGCTTGGGGGCGAGGGGGAGAGTTGCAACCACAAACCACAACCAACTCTTGGTCTGAACCCATCTGTCTTCACCTTTCGAATTATGTGCGAACCCATCGAAACTGACTCTTATTCGTTCAACGCCTCTGTTCACTTTCAGAGGAACTGAAACGTCTAATATCCGTTCTTCCTTGTCGTCGGTCATTTTCTCACTCTCCTTGTCGTGGTTCTCCTTATTCTGGGACATCTCTCCTCCGATACTTGCTCACGAAAATGGGGGCATTTATCCCTGGATGCTGCCTAACCCAACACTTCTCCAGCTGAGCTTCGTGCGTTCCCCATATCCACGGAGCCATCAGATAGAGGACTGGGGCCACGCGCATCGCTTCCTTACAGAAGGCGGCGCACTTTGCTTTCATCGTGGAATCCCACGGTGGATCGGAAAAGATTGCAGCGAAAGTATCATCCTTGAAAGGAAGAGCGGCCATATCCCCACGCGCATCAGCTGGAAAGAATCCCGCCAATATCTCAACGTCCATACGCACATCTCCAAGCGGCGAATCCCCACAACAGACATTTAGAATAGGCCGCTCGGTGAGCTCCGCTCGAACGAAGTCCTCAATATACTGAGGCCATGAAAACGCGGGAATATATCGTGTCATCTGTCACCTTCTCGCCTGGAACGTGCCACTCACTCTTTCACTTCCTTCGCTCCTGCTTCCTGCATGATCTGCTTGATGTCGGCGAGTTCTGACTCAACGCTAAGTAGAATGTTCTTGAAGGGCGGACCTGGTGGCAATGTTGCGAGATTGAATAGGGCGATCGCGTGCTGCATGTTGTCGTCCATGCTTGCAAGCCTAGATGCGAGCGCGCGAATCTCCTTCTTGGTTAGGGTCATACGCTCCCCCTCCCAGCACTGAGCCACGCCGCATTGAGCATCTCATAGAGTTTCGCAGCGATTTCGTTGGCGTGGTTCAGGTCATAGATGCAGTCCTCATACCAACCGGGCGGGTCTTCTGGGCATTCCTTTTTTAGTTTGTTACCCTCGTGAATGATGTCGGCCCAGAGTTGGTCGGCCTGGTTCGCCAATAGGTCGAGGCGTTCTTGCAGGGGCGTCATGTCTTTGCCTCTTGGTCAGGCAGGGGGCATTCCTCGTCGATGCCGTTCTTGAAGACGTGCTTTAGATTGAGTTCGCTGCAACGCCCCGCCTCGAAGGGGTCGCGCGGATAGCAGTATGAGGGACACTCGCGGCAGTTATTTATCGTGATGTGTTTCGGCATTCGTTCAGGCCTCCAGGACGACCTTGGCCTTGCACCGGTGGCATCCAAGTTCTACTATCTCACACGCGGTCAGTGCGGGCGTCCTCTCGTGGTTGCAGCACCTGATCTCCAGCAGTTTCGCGAGCGCCTCGGCGACGGCCCAACTCTTCTCTTTCTTGAGGTCGAGTTCATCCCCGCAGTCCTTGCAGAATCCTATGTCTGGACCTTCCATCGCCCCGACCCGTTCGATCGCCTTCGCATCCCGGTAGGCTTCGACGAGCGCGCGGTACATCTTGACGCGGTCGGGTGCGTCCTTCGAGATGACGAAGTTCGCAGGGGCGATGATGGTGGTTGATTCGGCCATGTCACTCCACCCCTAGGTTACCCTTCTGTTCTCCATATATCTCAATGAATCTGGCAGCCAAACCAGGCCAGTGGTTGATGCAATGCTTACAGGTCGGGGCCGCATCTATCGGATACAATCCAGACCGTCCTGACCATTGCCCGCACATCGTTACCGATGAACCCGCGGAACGAATATGAACCTTGATTCCAGAACGTCCAGCCTTGACGGTCTCATGCCACATATCGGCATATCCATTCACCCGGGTCATGCTCAATCACCTCTCAGGTTACACTTGAAGCACATCAGCTCGGCCTTCGTCTTGCATCGCACGCACATCTCGGGGGTTTGCTTGCTTGAGTTGATTTGTTTCATGTCTATCAGTTGTCTACCAATTGTCTTATGGCCTATTTAATGGTTCTTCTTCGTCTATATAAATGGTTTGGTTCTTGAGTTTGAACAACATCTCGATGCCATCCCTGAACTCTGGATGAGGGTAGGCATGATGAGGGCAGGGGCCGCAGCCTTCGCATGATTCCTTCTTGATCCAAACGCACCGCTTGATGAGGCGGAGGCATAGTTCCTGTCCCACGCAGTTGTCGCAGCAATCTGGCTTACCGGGGGTCATAGGCATTCGTCCTCGACCCATTCGGCCATGCGCTCAATGATGCTAACCTCCGACCAACGATTATAACCTAGTTTTTTCAGGTTCGCCGCATAGAGGCCGCTCTCGATCATTATCTCTCGGTTGGTCAAGCCCAGGGTTTGCGCCCAGTGTGTAATCTCATGAACTAAGGATGCGATGACGTTATCTTCGGTGCATAGTGGCGTGAGCATGAGTTGGTTGTCTTCGCTTCGGTAAAGGGCCACATATTCATTCTGCTCGTCTTGCCGCTCGTCCGTATCCGCGAATGTTACCCTGGGATGCGGTCTGCATGTCATGCGCGTTTCGTTCTCCTCTTGCCGTGTTCTTTAGGAAGGACCTTGCCACAGTTCTTGCACTCGAATCCTATTACTTTACCGACGCTGATGCTCACGCGGAATATCGTGCCGCCACAGGTCGGGCAGGGGTAAAGGCAGAGTTCGCTCATGCATACCCCCGGTCGTCCTTCGCTGGCGGCATGCTAGGCATCATATTCCTGATGCCCTCTCCCGCCCGGATGCATTCCTGCCACGAGTCGAGCGTCTTCAGCGTATTATTCCAGAGGAGGATGTGGTAGAGGAGCGCGTAAAAGAACTCTATCCCGGCGTGCATGTCGTCGGCGTTCTCCGCGGTGAACTTGTCGATCCTGCGGACCTCCTTGAGTATGCCGTCCCTCAGCGTGTGCCATTCCTTCGAATCGTGCATGACCCCGATCCAGACGGCGCTCACGGCCGAGATATGCTCGAACTGCGGGATGAGGACGTATTGCAGTTGGTCCAGGTCGGCCATTATCTGTGCGTCGGATATGTCTTTCAGCGCATGCAGCGGCGAAGGCATACTGACGGGCGCAGGCTTCTTCTTGCGTCTCGAACCGAATATCATCGTCTCACCTTCTGTGTTTGCAGCCAATCGACCGCATCCTTGACGCCCTCGAAGCCGCAGTCCGCTATTATATCAGCTCTGGAATCCAGCCACCGATCCCATTTCACGCTTGGGTTGTCGTTGGCGAATTCCAGCAGCTTGATCCGGGCATCTTGGCTCTTGGAGTGCCTTACTGCCGCTATTCGTTGTAATGCATCCAGACTTGTGCGGCGTTCTTCCAGGGATAAGAGCTTCCTTTTGAGGTCGGTGACGTCGTGGTCTATCTCCGCGATCTGAGCATTGAGTAGCTCGCTACTATGGAGTTCTAGTTCCATTTCGACGAGGGAGCGGACAAATTCGGGTGCGCCGGGGATCTCCTTGAGTCGGGAGATTATCCTCTTGGGCAACCTGACCGCATAAGACCCCATCGGTTCTGAGCGGAGGCGTCTGCGAGACAATCTAGCCCCCCCTCAAAAGTAAACGTTTACTTCTACGTTTACGTTTACAATAACTTACTCTACTCACTCACTCACCTCCGCAAAACTATCAAGTGCAACATGGCTAGTCTCGCATCTCTTGCGTATCAGTTTGACGTATTCGGGGTTCAGTTCGATGAGGATGCTTGACCGGCCCATCGACCGAGCTACCGCTCCGGTCGTGCCGCTTCCGGCGAATGGATCTAAAACTACGCATGGCACAGTTTCGCTTTCGTTGCATGAACAGGTAGGTTGCCAGCCGAGGGTTCGATACTGTGCGGTCGCTGATGGATAATTCTCCGCCTTTGTCTCTCCAAACCTTCCATTTCTCCAGTCCTTTGTGGCGAAGCCTTTTCCACCGAGATTCTTCTTATAATCTTCAGTCGGCTCAACAATCCTCTCCCACGGACTTCCGCACTTCGGGCAACATCCCTTCTCGGATGTGCCAGCCCTGATGCAACGCCTTGGTAGTTCTTCGGGGAAGGTGGCGAAATGTGCGGCTGCGTATGGCTGAGTAGCTATCTCCCAGACGGTGCGGGAGTTGCGGCCAGCGGGATGAGAGCGCCCACCATCGTGTTTATCAATTCCAAATCTTGTCTCGATTGACCCCCCAAAACTATGGCCAAGTTGTTTTTGATATTCTTCCCATGAATAGGGGTCTGCTGACTTCTCTCTCACCGCTTCCTGGTCATAGAAGTATCTAGGCGACTTGCTCAATAGGAAGATGTATTCGTGTGCCTTGGTCGGACGATCTGTTACCGATTCGGGCATTGGGTTGTTTTTTGCCCATATAATATCCGAGCGAACATACCATCCAGGCTCCCATAAGTCTTTTAGATTTGGTTCGGGGAAATCAATGGTGGTTTCTCCCCCATTATGTAGGGAGATTAGACTTTGATGCGCCTTTTCTGCGTCCGGCCCCGAACTAGGGCATGATAACAGCAAACGAGCCTGATGCTTCTTTGCAGTTAGATAGGGGTAGATTTCTCTGATTATATCGCGGCATTCGTTGGTTCTCAGATTCCAACGATAGAGTTTCTGTTTGCGTCGTCCGTTTTCTTCAGGCCCCTGATCGCAGATACTTCCCGAACCTGCAATTACCATGCACCTATCGACTATCGCTTTGTGGGTATTGCAGACTTCGAGGCCCGCCCCATAAGTGGCGTTCTTTCTGGCGTATCCTTGCCCGTTGCTTTGCCCTTCCTTACGGCAATGAATGAACATACATCCTTCGGCTTCAATCATTGCCGCTAACCAGATGCGGTCGTGTTCGTTCTGGATTCTTCCCAGATAGTAAGGCTGCTGCAAAGCGAAGGCTAGACGCCAGGGTTGGCCTACGAGGTCTTTGGGCTTGAGCGTTTCAACTCTTGGCCTTACTGGTTTGCTATCATCACAAACACCATACTTATCAGGCTCTTGGTGCGCGCCGCCTCCAGCATAGCAATCTCCCATATTACACCAAAGCGTGCCGTCCTTCCTGAGTACGCGCTTGACCTCGTGAAATGCCGCTGTCATGTTGGCGATGTATTGCTCAGGCGTTGGTTCGAGTCCTAATTGACGTTCAGTTCCGGCTATCTTGCCTGTGCCGTGGCAGATGGGGCAGAGCGGGGCAAATTGGACGAATGCGCCGAGATTCGATTCCCGCTCTGCCCATCCTGCGGGCGGATTTGGCAGTTCGTCGCGTGTACGCCCAACACCACACCCACATCTCGAATAATCCCTCAAGCCCCAATATGGCGGACTAGTAACACAGCAATGCACCGAGTCGTCTGGAAGTCCTCTGAGATGATCTAGAACGTCACCGTTGAGGATTCGGACGAATGGCGCGGTCATCTAGAACTCCTTGAGCTTCGCCTGTTGCGCTTCTATCAATTCTTCCTTTTTGTGTCCGCACTCGCATTCATAGAGCCCGTGATTCACCGCGTCCAGGTAGACCTCCAACTTCTTGGTGTGATAACCCTCTGGATACCTGCTTAGTGAGTCCTGGTAGTCCTTGAGCATCATCTGTGCAATGAATTTGAATGTCGGGAACAACGCCTTCTTGTCTTCTTCGCTCAACAGATGCCAATCGAAACGATAGCCCGATCGCGCGGGAGCGGTCATCCCTTACCCTCCAACTTATCCTCCCAACACAACGTGCAGCACTCATCGAAGTCCAGGCAGACGACTATCCCGTTAGATGCGGTGAAATATCCGTCTTGATTCTTGTGGCCCTCGGGGCAGTTTGGTGGCCGAATCTCGCTCATTTCTTCCGCCCTCCGATCTTGTGCTTCGGACCATCATTCCGATAACCTTCGGCCTTGCCGTCAATGATTAGATAGAAACCACCCTGAACTGCTGGATATGTGTTCGTTTGCCTGAGGTATTCTAACGCATACGGGTCGAACATGCCG